TCTATTTGGCTGTGGTTGGAGTTCAATGACTATCCTATCAGCCACTTGTTGGACTACTCCAAATGATGGTACCCCAGGGACCACATTACGATAGAATAGGCTGTCCTTACCAGCTAATGTGAATATATAACCGTCCCACCATCCGTGGTCAAGTTTATGCCATAGGCCTGGGATGATGTAACTACTGTTGCCATTGACGGTTGGCAGGCCGGTCATGTCAGGGATACCGTTGCTGATCTTGGATGCCATCTCTAATGCTTCGTTAAACCAGCTGTAGATAGTATATGCTGACACTCGCTGGCCATCGGCATCGGGGTAGAAACTGGTATTTCTAGTTGGCGGCACCCCTGGGTTGCCAGGAGCGGAGATGTTAAATGGGACTACTGTTGACGACTGCCATTGATTCTCTTGACCAGCCGCGAGGCCAAAATAAGCCTTAACTCCAGTGGCTCCAGGCGTAAAGTTGGCAGTAAGTGGAGTTTGGATTTGAATAGACTGATTAGCTCCAAGGGTCACTGACACCTCATTCGTAGCTATGGTCTCGCCCCACTGGTTAGTATAAGTTAAGACTATAAAATAAGTGGTTGCCTGGAGGGTTGAGGCTACAGCAACATTAGTGGCTGTCAGTGGGCTGCCAGTTGGAGACGCAATAGTCCTAGGCAGATCATTGATCCGCACGCGAGAGGCTAAAATTACATCCCCTACAAGCAACTGTCACCTCTAGCCATTAACAGGCTTAACTGGGCCAACTGTTGCAGCGGGGGTTGGGACTTCTTTAGGGGCATCAGGCTGATAAAACTCCCCTTTGACAACCCTATCAACTACAGCTAATTGATGGTCAACAAAGGCTTTAACTTCAGGCCCTGATGGGTTGATGCCACAGTCGGCCATCCCGTTACGAATAGCGGTTTCAACTGCCACCCTAAGTTTGCTGGTATCGAGTGCCATTAAAATTCTCCTTGTTGAGGATCAGGGATCAGTCCAAGGTCAGCGGTTGCTTGGGCTATACAAGTAGCTTGGTCATTAACAACAGTTTGCTCGATGTCGTCGAGAAGGTCAGAAAGTTGACCAGGGGACTGGCTAAAGCCTTGATTAGATAGCCTCATACTTACTATTGCCGATAAGTCTGCGCGAAATGCAGATGTTCCTGGCATATTAACCCCTCATCATGTATGTCTACCATGCGCTGGCTCAGTCCAAGCGGCTAGGTCAGCGGTTACGTCAGCGATAACAGTAGCAGAGTTGGTCAGGATGATCTGCTCTAAGTGAGCTAGGAATGCTATCCGTTGAGACTGAGATAAGGTTACGCCCCAGTTGGCTAGGGCTGTGATTATCTCGGCTAAGAGAGCGGCTCCAGTCGTTGATCTGACAGGCGATGCCATTCATAACCTCCAATTAAATTAAAAGGGCTGGGGGCCATTTTAATGTCCGACCCTCAGCCCCTCTAATCCGCGTGCCGTCTGCAAACCTCAGCTATTGCCTGCAATTTCGAGATCAGCCGTTGCCGCCCCTCCAGCGTTAGCGGTTGTGATAATAACAGTCACAGTTGTCAGATTCAGCTCGCTGATAAATGTCCATACGAAATCCTCAAACTCATTCGCGGTTCTAGCAGTGCCATCCTGATAGAGGGTAACAGTGCTAGTGCCATCCGTGGCGGTGATTTTAATGCCAGTGATTTGCGAGCCAGCGCCACCAGTAGCGGTTGTTTTGAATCGGATGCGGCCAGATCGGACAAAGTTGACAAATCCAGTTAGGGCGAAACTGGTGCTGGCGTTAATAGGGACATTCTGCGCTACTAATGATACATATTCAGTGGGAACAGCCTGCACGCTAATGGTTTTAACGGTATTTACGATTGCCATCTCATTCTCCTTTTATTCGCTTAAATCCAGTGTAACCCACTGATTCTAAAAGTTATGCCGGCGCGCCGGTATATGCTAATTGCATCCTAGGACTCCGGCAGATCAACTGCCATGCCATATATATCGAGCTAACTAGCACTCTCTGATTACTTGGCTTAATAAACGGATCAACTGTGAAATAGTCAGCCTCGTGGAAAACTGGATAGAGATATTTGCTATTTAGCAGATGGACGTTATTGGCAGTGTTAAAGCGATCCGGGATGACAACCGCGTTGTTAAAGAGGAAGTGATAACGGATGCCGCCCTGGACTGCCTGTTTGTCCTGCATGTTGTCAATTGATCGGATGATACCGGCAGCGTTTGAGGCTGTAGCTAGGAAATTATTCTTAAAGAACGCATAGCAAGCGTTGGTCATCAGTAGAGTATCAGGCTCGTCGTAGCCAAATACAGCATTCTGATAACCTGTTTCCACTTGGGCTGGCGTGATAGTGCCGCCTAGAGCTACGTTAGCCTGGGGCTTCCAAAAGGCGTTGGCGGCTAGGTTACGGTTGATGCCAGCGATTGTGTTAGTTGTCTGGACGACCCAGCTGTTGATATTATCGATGTCTAGGCTGGTATTCTGTGGACTGGTGCCCCAGAGTGCTCGACATAGCTTCTGTAGAAATGATGCCGATGCGATCTCAAACTTAGTCTTAAGGAGGTCTAGGCCACCGCTGCCACCGCGATTAAGGATGATATCAGTAATAGGTACTGAGAGTGACTGCCGGTAGAATCGCCACAGTTGGTTAGCTGGCACCACGCTATCAACAACGGCGGTATCCAGCAGCTGGTCACCAAAGTAAGCGCCGCCAGTCATTTCCTCCTGGGTGACTTCTGGGTAGACAATTTCACCACCCGCAAATTTCTTGCCCTCTCTGGTTAATGCCCAGAATGCTGGAGATGGGATGAAAACTACATCACCTAGAGTTGGGATGATGTACTTCTGAGTTATGGCATTAAGCGTATTAACCAAGGTCAGGGGCGGATTTGACAAGCCCATTCCAACCACGCCCGCACATAGGACCACTATACCTCTATACTCGTACTCGTCCTTATGGATGACCTGCATTGTTTCCATGTCAATAACCACTTTAGTTGCGATCATCCGGGACTTGATATTGTAGTCGTGGTCCATTATTTTAGCTCCTATAAATAGACATTGTTTAGTTAGTTTGATCGACGGCGGACCAGATATCAGCATCTTTCGCCGCAGCCGCAAGAGCCTCTCCAAGGGCATCACTAACACTGGTTAATTTAGTTGGCTTAAAACTGGACTCAGGACGGCCACTGACACTGCCGATACCTGGTCTAGGCACCCTTAATCTAGCCTTCTCCTCAGCTTCCTTACGGCCAGCTTCCCTAGCATCAGCAATCTGCTTGTCGATATCTTCTTGAGTCAGGGATTTCGTTGACATCTGCCTATATGCTGCTCTGATGTCAGGGACACCATACTTATTTCTAAGGTTATTGTCATTAGCTACTTTGAGGATAGACTCCAGGCTAACAGTGGCCTTAAGTTTGTCTGGGACAGTCCTATCATATAAATCCTCTATACGATCTTGGACATAGATAGCGGCCATGTCCTGTTGGGCCTTGACTAGTGGCTGGAGGGCTTTTACCTTTAACTCGTCGATGATAACTTGCTGATTCTTATATGCCTTAGCTAATGGGCCTAGAATAGCGTCATTAACCAGAGTATCCAGGGGGTCAGGCTGATTCTTATTGTCATTATCACCCTTGCTAGTTTTCTGCTGATTGAGTTCAGCATATAACTTCGCAGTCTCAGCCTGAGCTAATTGGAGAGTTTCCAAATTTTTCTTTAGCTGGGCTTCTTGAGCAGCTAGGTTAGCTTCACGGTCAGTCAGTAACTTCTGGCTGGCCTTGGTTAAATTTCTAATCTCACCTAGCTGGACTGTTTTGCCGCCAGCAAGGGTGACCACATAATCATCCTTAAGTTCCTTATTATCTATGACTTCCTTTAGCCAATCCATGATCTAATATCTCCTATTGAGGGCCAGCGGCTCCAGGCTGGCTGGCACCTGACATGAGCGATGGAGGTAGAGCTGAGATTCCCAATGGAGGCCCACTGACTCCCTGCTGACTAGCTGAGGGGCCACCGGCGACTGTGGCCATGGTGGTTGCGGCTTCTCCAGCGGCCTTAAGAGCAGCATCAATCCCCTGGAGAGTTTTCGATAGGCCTCTAGCTACTGCTGGTAGTGACATCGCTGAATGATTGATTAGAGTAACTATTTGTTTCTTTACCGATGTCAGTTGTTGCGTCATCATCTGAGGGTCAGCGGTTCGCATAACTGACAGCTCTTTACTTAACTGGTCCCCTTGGGCATCAGCGGGAGAGGCTACAGTGGTGCCATCTGATGCGCCAGGTGCGCCTCCACCAGCCCCTCCAGCTAATGGAACTGGACCCCCAGGAGAGCCTGGACCAATCCCACCTCCTCCCTGGCCCTGAGCGATCTTGGTCATAAGAGCCTGGAGCATCATTGCCTTGATTGGATTACCAGCTGCCATTTACTTATGGTCTCCTGGGCAGATGCCAAGCGGATCGGATGGCTCAAACTTAGGCAGGCCAGTCGGTGCTGACGGACCCTTTTCGGCACCTTCTTTTTGGGCGTTAAGAGGGGATTCCATCTCAGATGGCATCTGAGGCCCATAACCTGTCGATGATCCCTTTTCCGATTTATGACCGTGTGCCATGACAACCTCCATTGACTATTAACTGTAATATAGCCTATTACTTCCGGCTAGACTTCCTAGAATGTTTGCGGCCTTCCTTCTTGCCATCTTTCTTGCCAAAGTGAAGCTGGCCCTCTTTAGCCCCCTTCATCTCAGTTTTAGGCTCCTCGTTGGCATAACCTTTGCGTTCAGCCATTCTGTCCTCCAGGTTAACAGTTGCGCGATCAGCGGAGAAATAACCGGCCATCTTAACCGACCTTAACCGCCATTAATTTCTTGATACGCTAACTGTTCAGCTTCAGTAGCTATTACATCAGGCCGGGGGTTTCTAGCGTCACCATAGCGATCAATTAGAGTTCTAGCTTGACGTTCGAGATATTGGCCGAGGGCGGCTTCGTCAATCATCTTGTCCAAATGGCTGGCCGGGAATGAGAATGGGATAGCTCTGATATTGTTAATCCCCATTTCCACTGTGAAATAGCCATCATCTGGCCCTGACCATGAGATTAAGGTTGCGGATTCAGATAGACCTTTCACAGGAGGAGGATGAGGGATATAGCAGGATGATGTCAATAGGGACGATACGGGGATGCTAATTAATGAGGGTTAATAGCGTTAACTATCATTGTTAACTGTCATTACTGCTGGCTTCTTTATCCACCATCGCTTGTTGCTAGCCTGATAAACTGTAAAGCCAAAGTCGATGAGGGTGCCGTTCTTACACCACTTTTGGATCAGGCGAACACAATGGCCATAGTGATAGGCGATATATCTAGGGCTGACCCAATCGTCAGTTAGGACAGGTTCCGCTAGATTAACGACGGCTGCCACTGGTTAGCCTCGAATCGAAAATTTCGTATATGCGGATGGCTTGATCGAGATCACCGTTGATAATGTAGACTGGAGTGCCAGCTGGGAGAGGGTTGTTGGGATCAGAGGTAAACTGGTCGATTTGACTGATAGGCATCAGCTCACTGTTAATGAAAACGACGTGCTTAGCAAGAGGGTCAACCTTTACTATTAAGGCCGGATTACCATGAGTTATAGGGATGGCTTCGAGAGGCTTAAGTGGCTGCATATTAACGTCTCCGGGCCTTGGCGATTGCGGCGAGCTGCATTTCACGGTCAATCTTCTCAGCCACGGCATCAGCGTCAGGCCACTGTAGGGCGCGGAGATAACTAGTCACATCGAGCGCACCACTCATCCTCAGTTGTGGGGCCATTTGACGCATGGCTGACTGGCTGATAGGAGCTAGACTAGTCGGATCAATATACAACCCTAATTTATTACTATCAGCCAGTGGCAGCCATGGGATAGTTTCAAAGTCCTCATTGATGGATGGAAACGCCCGCTGACCTGTATAATATGTGGCCATGTGATCGAATAGTTGTTCAGCGATCTGACGGACTGACATGGCCAGGAGCCGCTCACGACATCTAGTGAGAGTCTTAGACTGATATAATGATGCCTCAAATAGATCAGGGCTGATGTTTCCGGCTCCAGGCTGACCTTGGCGAGTATCACTATAACCTTGAAGCTCCTTTTGGAGGGCCAATAGTAATTGTGGCAACTGAGTCATATGAACTGGCATTGGCGTCGGAGCTATCAGTGTCGGCGGGCGGCTATTCGCATTGATAATCTGCACCTCCCCAGGGAGGCCTCCGAAACTCTCAGTAGTGATCCCAGTGTTCTCATCTATAAACCATACGTAATTATTGATCCTGACGGCGTTTTCAAATGTCTGGGTCAGCATTCTACCGGCAAGGTCTTGGAGGTCTTTAGTAAATCTAGCGGGTGGCGGCGGATAGAAGTCAGTTAATGGCGGCAGCGCGTAAATGGGAACAAGTGGAAATCGTCCCTTCGGCGTTGGGTTGTCACCGTCCGCAACCACCCTTCCACCAGATTCAACGAGCATTCGCTTATTGGGATATCTTGGCATCCGCTTAATACTATTACGAGGTTTACCGAATCCACCCTCCACCACTTTTGCCGAGTCGCCACCGGCAGTTGCTCTAGTAACTTCAATAGTGTGGTCAGTAAGGAATATAGTTCTAGTCCTTGCTCTAGCGTCACCGTGGGTAACTTCACCACCAACTGGGCCAGATGTAACGGACATAGGGCCTTCAGGGAGTTTAAAGCCAAAGCCTTCTGGAGAGTGGAAAGTGCCTGGCATGTATGGCTCGACACTGATATCGCGGCCTGTTTCTGGCCAGAACTGGGCGATCTGGTCAGGGTAGTAGCGATCTTCGAGGATGACATATTGCCAGTCCTCCGTTGACATTGCGCCTGGATCAACAGCTACAGTTTCAGGGTCACGATGGCATCCCCAGACGCAACCGAGGCCATAGTCGGCGGTTGGGTCATAGCCAATCTGCATCCAGCCGATACTAGATATCTGTGCCCAGAGGAGTGAGTATAATAGGTAATAGTTTATCGAGGAATGTTTCCATTGTTCATCAAAGACGCGGCCTCTTTGCTCATCAACCTTTCCAGTCATCCGGTCATAGATATAAACTTTCGGGCTGGCATCTGACAGTTCAGTGGCTTCACTGATGGACATTACCTGTAACTGAGGGACGGTTACCTTTGGCCGGAATGATGGGCTTCTGAGGCCTGATCCAGTCAGGTTATAGAAATCTCTAACTTCAGGGAACCAATTTGGGCCTAGAAACTTATCTCGATGGTCTAGGCTCATACGGTGCAACTCATCGAGGGCCTTAACTCTAGGATCAAGGTTATAATTAGGCGTTGACTTGCGTTCAGTATAGGTGGTTAAGGCCATTTTATAGCACTATCACCTTTTTAGGGAGGTTAATGGCATGAAATTTAGCTATAACTAGTTCGGCCACAGGCTGAGGGATGGACTTTAGATGGGTTATGATGGCCTCGAATAGCTCATTTGCCATTTGTTGCTGTACAGACTTACTTTGGAGCCTCTTAGCGGAGTCAATTTCGGCCTTTCTAGCCTTATTCCAGTCAGTTCTAGCCTGATTAGCTATATTAATGGCCATTTCAGCCTCATTATCACTAATATTGCCATTATCAGCTGGCTGGAGGGCCACCTTCTCGGGGAGAGTAGGTTGGTCACGTGAGGGGTTGTTGGCCATTGGCCCTCCAATGTGATGATAAGCATGGATTAATGTCATTTGTCAAGGGATTCCTCGATTGATGGCGGATAAGATGATGGAACAGTAACACTTCCAATCTGGCCACTTTGGAGAAATGTTCTAATAACTTGCTCAGGAGTCTTGCCGATATGCTCACCAGACTTGCCGATGAAGGTCTCTAGCTCCATTATTAGATTCATCAGGTCTTTAAGAGGGATGAAATATGGGCTTAATATAGCCGCATTCATAGCAAATGACTTCTGTAGGGCCTTAAAAGCCTCAGCTTTGCCACCATTCTCTTTAAGATAGATAAACTTTTCCATCAACCTTTGAAGAATCGTTCCCGGAGTGGATTCGGCTGATTCGCTGACCTCCTTGGCTGGCTCCTCGGCTGAGTTACTGGAGTTGACGGGAAGTTGGCTAGTATCCTGGCCGCTGCCTCTTTTCTCAGATGATCCTCTAGGTCGGCTATCCGGGAGTCGTCGAGGGTTGATGCTGACCGTTCTATCAATCTCTCGTTTACTAATGTCGAGTCCTCCATCAGGTCCGACTGATGCAACGGTTGGGCTATGGATGACCTTTGACTTGGGATAACCGGGGATTTCAGGGAGTTCGGGTTTGATTGCCATTGATCATTATCCTTAGATAGAAAGACTTCAGAGCCTGGAGTCAGATACCTTAATACTAATTGTCGCTTATCACGGTCATAACTTTTACTTAAGCCATCTCCATTGAGATCATCAAGCATCTCAGTGGCGTCTATCCTAATTTCACCACCAGACTGTTTGACTAGGACGGTCAGGATTTTAAGTAGATATGCTGATAATGATTGTTCTCCACGGTCTATTGGAGTTCTGTTCATTAAATTCCATCGAGTCTAGCCCCAGGCTTAGGAGGGCCATTTTTAATATAGCGTTGAATTTTCCACCAATGCGCGCGAACTTGCCCTTGGACATCGAGATCAGCGTTGTTAATAACCTTTCTATCCTCACTCTTTTTATCTATAGGCTCGTTTTCTAAGTCTAATAGTTTACTACTGGCCATCCCTGCTGAATGCCATTGTTCACCAATGAGCCAGCCGATTAACATGGCCATCAGGATATCGTCATGGCCTTGTCTAACTTCCCATTTACCTTCGATCATCTCGGCGGCTTCCATTTGGCTGAGGGCGGCGGCGTCATAAAGTTTAGCTCGGCCAAATCTGATAGCAGTCCTGAAAGCATCAAGTAACATTGGCCTAGTTCTAGCGGTAGTCTCCCATCCGATAGAGGTTCTTGTGACATACCCGACTGGCTGCCTATCATCACGACCCTTCCATTTGTATATATTCGGATACTGGTAAGTGTCACGGAGCACCTTTTGAGTCCATAGGCCTAGATTACCTGTCAACTCTACAGCAACCATGGCCTTAAAATAGTAAATCCCCATAAAGTTAAGTAGCTCAGCTAGAGACTCAGGGTTGATGCGGCTGGCATATCTAGCACAGGTCTCGCCAGTTTCCCCGCACCATACGAAAGCTGATGCGTAATCCTTGTTATCATAACCTCTAGCCGCATCAGCACCGATATAATAATGTTTGCGCTCCTCTGGAAACTTCCATACTTTTAATGGCGACCTGTCATCAGGGATTAATATAATTGGCCTACCAGGGTCAGCGGCTGGGCTGATATCTCGTTCCAGCCTGCCAGTTGCGATTGGCTCTATTATCGTGGCCCTGGCTATTCTACGTTCATCATGGGTAAATGCCGGATTCTGTGGAGTTATAAATGCCTCTTCCCAGGTAGCCGGATACTCTTGATGGAATAACTCCACATCCCCCTGACACTTATTAACTATAGCCCATCGTCTCCAGGCTACGCATTCTAGGGCCTTATGACATTTACCACAGCGGCCACAGAACTTATCGCAGGCAACTAGGCTGATGATATCCTTTTCATCCTCATTGACCGGCGCATCCTTAGCCTCTAGAGCATCTCTTCTACAGAGGATATCGTCAATGTAGCCGATAAATATTGCATCGTACTCAGACTTCCCGTAGACAGCATCGCACCACATAGAGTAAAATGCTTCCCCAGGTCCAATCTTCTTATTAGCTGTGGACTCAACAACGATAAAAGTGGAGGGGTGGTCAGGCACGGTTGACAGCAGGCTAGTAAACGGAGCCTTACCTTGGTATCCAGCAGCCTCTGATAGATGTAGGAATGAGAATGCAGCACCTCGGCCTCCTAGGACATCACCGGCGGTTGCGATAGATAATGTGCTATCTCCACCTGGATGCGGAAACGTTATCTTCTTTTGCGTTGGCTCGGGGAGGTCGTAACCAGTTGATGGCAGACCCTTTATGAGAGTTAATGGGACTCTAAAGAGGGCCTCAGCGGAATCCTTACGATGGGCAACGATCATCGCGTTAACATTCTCTTCGCCAACGCAGTGAGCTAGGCCAATGCCATCGACGAATGCTGACCCACCAAAACGTCTAGATTTACAAATGATAGCCCTGATCGGCAGCCCTTTAGCCCGTTGAGCCTTAAACTTATTTAATAACGTTACCTGGCTAGGTTTGAATCTAAAGTTAACCATCGCCTGAGATTGATAGTCAGGGATTGGGAGGGATGATAATAAGGTTGCAGCAGCATCTAAGTTAATCATATTGACGGCTTTGCTGGCTCATTATTAACCATCTCAGGGGCTATTACCGGCTCCCTCTTGGCCCCAGGCGAATGGGTAAAGTTGGATGATAGGTAAAGGAAGCAGGCAGCCGAACACGCGTAGGCGGTTTCCATCAGGCCAGTATCATTATTAATCCTACTTCTACTGCCAGCGAATCGGCCACTGGCTATGTCAATAGGCTTGTTACAAGTAGGGTTATAACAGTTGGCATCGGTTACTCTCTCAACTGACATTCTCCGCTGGAGGATCAGGCCTCCACGTTCGGCCTCTGACCGTAAATCAGCTAACATGGTCTTACATTCATCTAATGGAGCCATCTCCCAGTCAAATCTCTTGTTCCATCTAGTGGATGCGGCTAGTCTAGCACGTTCAACCCTTTGTTCAGGTGTTAGAATAGTTTCCATTAATATCATCAGCTCCAATCCGGATTGCTAAGGCTTCCATTTGCGCCTCGCGACCTTGGGGAGGCTTTGACACCTATATTAACTATCATTAACCATGATGTCTACCTAGAAAAAAGAACGCGCGATCTCTAGCAAACTCTGGCCTACCTTTTCGACGATAATCATTCTCTTGGGCAGCCCGCCGCCAGCCAATAGGCTTAGTCACATATTGTATCCCCTTGCAGCCATCGCAGCCAAATAGCCAGTGGTCGTCACCCTCGCCTAGGAGGATAACTCTACTATTACTATTATGATTAGGGCAACTTTTATTTCTACACTTTGGCATTTCGGCCATTCGCGGATGCTAGAGCATTGATAATAGTAATGTCAAGGGAATTTTACTGGAGCACTATATTTTTACTGTTGACAACCCGGTTTGGCATAGCTAATATGTTAAAATGGAGGTTAAAATGGAGCCATCGAAAGGTCGCATTGTCAACTATCACTGTATTAAAGGTGAGGAGTATCTCGGCCCAGACGAGGATATGATCCTGCCAGCCATTATTACTAGAGTTTATCGTGGGTCGCCAATGCAAGCGGTTGATTTGACTATATTTACGAATCAGCCATCGTCACTAATGGCTAGGCGGACTAGTGTAGGTTATGGCCTTACCAATGGCGGCGGCTGGTCGTGGCCGACGATCAAGCCAGCCCTGGTTGAAATGGCTGCCGAAAGTGTATATAATAAGGATACGACTTCTCAGCCTGAAATAGCCACTAAGTCTATTACTAATCAGCCAGTTACGCTGAAACCTGCTGTTTTACCACCGTCAGTTCCGGCTCCAAAGGTTGGGTAAGATGAACAATCAAGGGGATTTAGATGTTTTCGATGCTTTTAAAGCTCATCAATCTAAAGCTGGCAAAAGTGGTGGCCGCTCCCGGTCTGCTGCTAAAGTTAAAGCTGCCAGGGCTAATCTAGCTAAGGTTAGGGCCAAGCGGCATAATCCGGTTACCGGGCCGCAGCCAATCCAGCCTCAACCTAGATAAGTTATGTATCAAGTTAAGTGTAAAAACAGGATTCCCGACCGTAGAACAGGAAAGTTTAGGGTCTACCTTAAGCCTAAACTAGCTTGGAATAAGAAGATAGTTGATCCAGGTAAACTTTACCTTTGCCAGAGTTGTAACGAGTGGAAAACTGCTGACCGTTTCCTCAGAAAAGGTAAAAAGGTTGAGAAGAAACTTAAGTCTACTAAAATGTGTAATGTCTGTCGGAGGGCTGCGGTCGGTAGATGGCTCCGGGCTTATTACGAGAAGTTAAAATCTGATCCAGCAGCTCAGCTTGAGGCCCTCAGGAAATATGATGCACTCAAGCCAAATCCCCACGTCAGCATAACTAAGTTTGTAAAATGGCGCATAGGTAGAAATAGTCTCCTAAGCCGGTTAGGGCTTAGGCAAAAGTATCCCCCACTTGACATCGTCGCTTATGTCAATAGAAAGGTTAAATATGGCCGTCTCACGCCGGACGAGGCAACCTACTACATCGAACGATACTACGAGAAGCACCCAGAGGCTAGACCTAAGGTTGAACCAGTTATCCAACGGCCTGACAGTAACAATGCCACGGACGGTTGAGGCTCAGACTCTAGCTAATGTCATTACCAACATGCAGTATAATTATTATACTCATGAAGCTGACAGGTTAGCGGCCAACATTTATAACATCGGCCTCCCTGAGTCTACCTTCCCTCGTCCCCCTAGCCTCAACGACCGCCTCTGCGCGAAGATAATGGACGCAACTGGCAGCCGAATCACATTAGCGTTACTAGAACGCGCTTATATGGAATGTATCGTCCCTGATATTAGGACTGAACCCGATGGACTCTGGGCTGGGCCTCATCTCTACGTGGAGATCAGAGATGTCATCACTAGCCAACCCGGTTACGCTAGACAATATAATCCTAATACTGACACCCTTTATGATATTGTGTTTAGATCAGCCACTCTCCATCGTGATCCATCTATGCCAGCGACTGAGATTCTAATATTTAACTCCCGCAGGCCTGAACTTTCTATTAGGATCATCCACCTTTCACCTCAATCGACTTAATCCACCTAATATCATTGAAATAGCATCCCCCTCCCAGTGGGTTAGGCAAGCTATTCAGTCTATTAGAGTTAAGCCTACCACCCACCTTGGCCATAGTCACATTAGGCCTAATCATCCACTCTAACCTATTGATTCCGAGTCAGTTATATACTATACTAAGTATAGTATATCTCCCATACACCCACGTGCCCTAAATTATATCATAGTATTTATAGATGTCAAGGAAAATGTTTATACTATAATTATAGTAATCCGGCTTACTATAGCTATATCTACATTATATACTATAAGTTACAATGATAATGGAGCCTAATACCATTAGAAAATATATTTAATAGTTGCTATAGATAATAGAATCAATAGGTTATGCGTCACACCGGGAGGGACTAGCTATTATGACTATATTAAGGCCATTAATCTAGTCATTAACCATTTTCGATTACATTAGGTTAAGATGGTTATGGTTAATATTGGCCCCAGGCCCCAGGCCCCAGGCTGAGGTTATCAATAAGCCGGTTTACTGACAAAAACTGATGATGTTATATATGGGGGTCTCCGCAAGCAATCCACATCGAGGGAGCTATTAGGCTGACCATGGCCTTGAGAATTGATGCTGACCCCCTCTTAATGGAGGGTAGGTTAATGACAATGTTAGTGTCTATGAGATAGATAAGGTTGACAATGATTGACTCATAGCTATAACATGGTCGTATTAAGCTAATGTCAATATCAATTCCTATCGCTCGTCTATTACTAGTCCTATAACTCGTCTATCCTTACATTATCGTCAATATCATTGTCATACGTATCTGATTAGGTTGCGCCTATCAAATTGCACGAAACTTGTGATAGCGCAAGTTATCGCAATTAGCGCAACCGACTTGGCGACCGGAAATGACGAGCGGCCAGGTCGCCGCGAGCGGAATCGACCGGAATCGACCTGGCGCGACCGGAATTATCGCAACCTGCAAACTTGCGAAAACTTGTCAAGGATTATTTTCAGTTATTTTTGGTTCGCGCTAATGCAATCGAATCAATGAGTTAACGCGATTATCCACAATTAACTCAACCTGGGCCGCAAAGCCGGATTCGCTATGCCGTGATATCCTGGCGACCTCAATGTTGCACCGACGCCAACACGCAATCGAGTTTGGTTCGCCGCGAATCGCGCGTTGCTCTATCTGCAATTTCTTGCAGCACCGACAATCATTGCCAGGTCGCTGTAAACGTTGCAATGGACAGCTAACGCGAGTAAGACGCGATGGCAAACGTGTTGATGGTCGGCTATTGAGCCATATGCCGGAAATTAAAATCGCTAATGGCACTGGCGAATTTCGCCCACCCATAACGGTATCACGGGGCGGACTAGCTGTCAAGTCTGCCGTTGTCCCTGAACCTCAACGCGGAGTGAGCGACCGTAAAATGGCTCTAGTCGGCTAACATCGCGTTAGTCGGCTATAGCGCCAGCAGACTTAATCCAAGTGGGAACGGTCGGCATAGGCCAGGTTGGACCTGGCCGGAATGCTCCGGTCGCATACATCACGGCGAATTGGCGAACAGGCTAAGCCGGGTAGGGCGCGCCGACCGTGACTCGGAGGATTTGAGTCTGCAATGAGCAAGCTAATGTGCGTTACCCGACCGTCAATCTAGCTAGACAGGCAAAACAACGCCACACTCGACGATCACACTAGGCGAATCGTGTCACATGAGGCAACGCAGAGATAGCGTGCGTGCCGATTGTCGCATTTCCCTTGATTCGTTCGACCCCCTGGCCGCGTATCCCACCTGTTTTGACGGTCGCGCAATGCACATTAGCGAATATCGCGGACACAAGTTAGCGACATTAGCGTTTGCAGCCCGATTACGGCGACCGGACTTAGGCGACATGGTTTCCCCCAGGTCGCCATGCGAAACGGGCTGTAGCGGGCTGCAAACGCCATTTGTCGGCCATTGTGGAGTGAGCCTAACTCACTTTTGGTGCGATATGCAAAAATCGAATGACTGGCGAGACTGGCCAACGAAACAGTCTACGATAACTAGACGTTAAGCTAGTTTGAGAGCAATTAACTAGATGCTCTCACCTAGGGGCAGATAGCTAACCCGTAGCTACGTGGCGCTCTTGATAGCCTACAGAGCCATCCTGTCTAAGTCTACGCTCTAGCTTTAGCTTATGCCCCTATATGTGAGCATCTAGCAAGTGATAGCTCAATAGGGAGAGGATAATTATGACAACGAATACAGCGCAAGTTACTGGTAGTAATCAAGTTAATGCTACTGGGACGAATGGGACGCCATCTGAAGTAGAGCAACTTAAACTGAGAATTGCCGAACTAGAGGCGCAGATTAGCTCTAGGGTCAAATTCATGGTCAGCGAAAAGGGCGCTATCTCAGCCGTAGGTCTGGGCGCTTACCCTACCACATTGTACGTGAGCCAATGGGAGCCTCTCATTCAAAGTATCAAGGCTGGAGTGTTAGACAGATTTATCAGTGAAAACAGGTCTAAGTTGTCAGTTAAGACCAGCAAGTAGATCGCTATTGACATTACCTTGACAATGGCATATATGGGATGGCTAATGATATTAGTGATGGCTGTCCCATATGCGATGTTGTCAATGGTTACCGTCTAAAAGTACGGGTAAATGTAAAGAGGGCTATTATAGCTCTTACCATTGACAACATCAATCCTAATCTAATTAGGGAGATTAACTATGCCAAGCTACGTTAAATGTCAGTATGGCCACATCTTCCATATTAAGAAGGGAATACCTGAAAGTAATTCCGGCATAGTCCATCTCATATGCCCTAAATGTTCGACGGACAGGCTAGGAGTTATTCCTAAGCCTGTGGTAGAAGCTATAGCTAAGAAGTTTGAAGGTTCTAAGCTGGTAGAAGGTATCATGGATAGCCTGAAGTATGACAGCTTGCTTAACTGTTATTACTTTGTTTACGCTAACATGTATCATGGGGTTGAGACAGATGGTTATATCCACACATAGGGAGGTAGATATGGATGACAATAGAAGGGCAAAGGTAATGGCATTAACCTCAGCGATAGTCGAGAGTGTCATGGAAGGGGATGACTTGCTAGGGACGCCTGGGGGATACCTATATGCTGCGTTAATGACATTTGGGATGACACTCGAACAGTTCACTGAGTTTATGGAAGGGCTGGTTAATGCTGGCGCATTGACTAAGATGGGCCAGTGTTACCATGTGACTGCACTGGGAAGAGAGTATGTCATGGCGGTCAAGAGGATTGAGAATAGGATTAAGATGGAGGAGGCTGCTAGGGCTAGTTAATGGCTAGTTAACTTAGCTAATGAATGGGGATGGCTATTAAAATGGTCATTCCCCTTGATTGGCTAAGGGAGATAGTTATGAGTAATGGATGGAGTAAGTTCTGGTTTAGGGCAGATGGAGGATTCCGCTGTCTACAGTGTGGGAAGGCCAGAAATACCCTGCAATCTATCATCCGGCATATTCTTCAGAAGCATACGATGAAGATTGAGACTAGGAGAATAGGTTGATGGATAAGCTAAGGTTAATCGGTCATCTAGCATTAATCATCTTATCAGTCATTATCTACTATGGGATAGTAGTAGTGACGTGGGCTGCGTTTTAATTGACATCCCTCTAGCAATCCTAGAGAGGGTAGAGGCTAGAACTTGGCCTAGTCTCGGGGAGCCACAGAAGGCGATAACTCTCCCTATGTTAACGCTAGTGGCTCCCTTTTGACATTGACATTAGCTACTAACCATAGCTAATAGCCTGCTAGTCAGGCTAATTTAACTGGGGAGAGTGATATGACAACGAAGAAGAAAGTAAAGGTGGTTAAGCGGACAGGTAGCAATGAGCCTAAGCTAGTGACAGTTATGGTCAATGGACAGGTGACTGGGACGATCCCGGATACTAATACCATTGGTCAGGCATCAGAGGCGATTGCGACGAAGGCTGGCCTTAGGTCATTTAGTATTAAGGTTGATGGCAAGAAGGTTGAGCAGCCGGACGCGAATAAGACACTGAAGGGAGTGAGGACGTTTGAAATTTTCGCAAAAGACGCTCGCGGCTGATTAATAGTAATAACAATGGGCCAGAAGCTATCATAATATAATAACAACTTCTGGCCTATGATTATTACTATTAATAGGGGATGGGAGGAGGGATTATGGCTATTACTATTGGCAGCATTGTCAGGCCGACGTTTAGAGGGATTGCGACTGGCAGATTGAATGTAGGGATGACAGGGACAGTGTTTGCTGTAGAAGGTGATGCATATCATGTTAACTGGGGGGAGGGGTTTGTTGGCCATGCTATAGATACAACTGATGGCCATAATGGACATTGTTGCTGGATGTTTGGGAATGAGATTGAGATAGTGGAGCAGACTATTATGGCCAATGTTAACACTGTTAATTATAATCCCTCTGAGTTTGTAGAGGGATTCCCGCCGGGGACTATAGTGGAGAATGTTGGGACGATGGCATTAGGAGTAGATAGCAGTAGAAGGTTTAGCGAGACTCATAGAGGGAGAGTGATAGCTAATACTTCTACTGATCTAGTGGGATATGTCCATGTAGTATTTGATGATAGATTTGATGGCCATAGAATCGGCGCACATGGGAATTGCCCAGGACATTGTTATTTAATGTATGCTAGAGAGTTGAGGGTGGTGGGAATGCCAGTAGAAGTAATAACTCCAGTGACTAGTGAGCTGCCAGTCTCAGTTCCTAGACTAAGAGTATCCATTGATAGAAGGGCTGATAGATATGGCAGCATTAACTGGCAGTTGACAGTGGTTAATGGCCCTATGCCAACTAAGTATGAGATTAAAGAATATCTAGATAAGGGGATTGTCAGAAGGTTAGGCAGGGGCACATGGATGAAGGAATTAGAGTATATTATCATCCGGGCCATTGACACGTATGGAGTGGACCCAGCGATATTAGTAGAGGCTATCACTCAGGCTAGTTTGGCTAAGCAGGCTAGGGAAGCCACTGGGAGTTTTAGTAATAGTATATATGATAGGGAGTTACAACTGGCAATGGTAACTCAGCCAGCAATAATAGCCATTGGCGATCAACTATTTACCCTTCAGCCAAAAGGGGCTATCAAGGCTGGCAGGGCAATGGCTGCGATTAGAGAGAGGATTGTGGGATCAGCGAGAGATAGTGCTGTTAAGATCAAGGCCACTGGGCAGTTAGAGGCAGCCGCTGTCATTAGTAACGCTGAGAGGCAGTTAAGGTTGGCAAGAGAGCAGATAGCCAAGGAAAGGGCAGCATTAACTAGCATTATGACTATCCCGCAGTGGATAGCTGATAACTATATTAAGGTTAGAAAATGGGATAGCAGTGTATATAAGATGGCAGTAGGAATGGAGATATCGACTAAGGTTAATAGCTTTAGTATGACGCATTATAAGACAAGTGGGACAGGGAGGGCTAGAGTTACTAAGAGTGAGATTATCAAGTGGAATCGTAATTTAGATGGCAGTGACCAGTCAATAGTCCATCTAGCTAATTATCATACGGTGACTATCTGGCTGCCGTTTGACCATACTAATGGCAGTTATGCTTATAAGAGTGCTAAGATAATAGAGGTTAGTGGATATCAGCTGCCACATTTAACTAGTAGTAGATGTTGTATGGAGCTTCAAGGACTACCTGAGAGGATGACAGATATTGATAGTTATAGGAGGCTCCAGGCTGCTATTAACAGAGGTAGCAGTGAAGTTAATATGATGAGCCTGTTGTCTACTTATAACAACTGGCATCCTGATATTCAAGCGCAGACTCCAATTAACCTTAAGAAGATTATAGATATGGGGGTTTACAAGGATGCCCTTAACCTAGGTGATGAGCTATTTAATGACGCTGAGAGAGTCCCAGTTGAGGTTGAGGCTAGGGAGACGTTTAACGTTGAGAGTTTGAGAGAGGCTAGGAGGGCTAGAGGAGAGGAACTGGCTGATATTAACGTTGAGGATGACATTAGAGTAGTAGATGAGGTAGATAATGAGGCTGTGGAGGAGGATGAGCATCTAGAGGTAATTGACGATACTACTAACACTATTTAATAGGAGGTTACTATGGATGGTAATGATAGTAATAGGGATAATCCCATCCTATATGAGCGACATGAGGGATTAGGGATTAATCAGCAGCAGAAGGTAGCCATAGTAGGATGCGGCGGGATTGGATCATGGATAGCACTATATCTAGGCCTAGCAGGAGTGGCTGAGATAGATATATATGATAGTGATGTTATTAGCGAGAATAATCTTAATAGATTCCCGCTTGGGCCGGATAAGGTTGGCGTTAATAAGGCAGTGGCCATGGCTGAGTATATACAGTCACTAAGGGCTGGAGTTAGTGTTATCCCTAGGCAGAACTTTGAGCCTGAGATTCATAGAGATAGGCTGAAGGGATATCAGTGGGTGGTGGTGACAACTGACAGTTTAAAGTCTAGGCGGATGGTTTATGATGAGGTGGTTAAGGCTGGAAAGGATAATTATAGGTATATTGGCTATATTGAGTGTGGCGCTGATGGGCATCATATGACAGTGACATTCAGCCCAGCGACTATGGCAACGGCTGATGAGGAGAATGTGGGATATAGAAGTGTGCCAGTGTTTGTTGGACCGTGTACGATGGCAGCTAGTATAGCGGCATACTATGTCCTACTTGGAGATGTCAGGAACTATGATAGGACTATTAATGTTAATTGGGGAACTGATGGGACTGAAGATGTTGGACATACTAGTAATAGAGTGTTGATTACTGATATTAATGAGGCTGATGAAGAGATTGAGATTGAAGAGGTTGAGGATAGCCATCTGATTACTAATCCTCAGGAGGCTGACAATGAGCAAGCGATCTAAGGCCAGACGGCGGCAGATGGAAGCTGAGAGGTTAGCTAGACTAGTTAAGGATACTCCTATAACTGGGCATTTTGAGGAGAGAGTGACTGAGATAGCTGCTACTGAGGCAAGTGGCCAACAAGTAGGTCATGGGACAGTAGCGCCACCTGTTGATAGAAGGTTACCAGTTTATTATCACGGTAATGGGCATTATGTCAGTAATGCTAGTAGTGATAGTGACAGTAATAAGGATAATAGTTATCAGCAGCAACTGGGATGGTTTAGAGGGCAGGCTAGACCTGATGTTAATGTCAAACTATCAGATATCGGCTATAAGCCTATCGGTGATAGTGACAAAGGGATATTCAGAGTTAATAGTGCTGATATTACTGAGGGTCAGTGCCCAATTGCTAAGATACCTAAGGTATATGTTGCTGCTAGGTTATGGAATGAATGGATTAGCCTAGCAGAGGATTATAACACTGAGTGGCTAGCTTATCTCACTGGCCAGTTTGTTAAGGACGATAGAGGGCCGAGGTATGAGATTAGGAAGATGTACTTTCCGCCTCAAGTGGCCCATAGTAGCCATGTGGATGTAGATGATGATTTTACTGAATATCTACCGAATACAATAGGAGCCATCCATTCTCATGTGCAGATGGGAGTTTTCTTCTCAGCTGAGGACTTGAGACATTCTAACTGGCCTGTGGAGATAGTTGTTAATGCCAAAGGTGAAGCCAAGGTTATGATAAGACATCAGTTAGAATGTGGCCAGTGGATTAAGAATTACAGTGAAATATTAACCGTTGGCGATGCCAGTGATAATAGATATGTAATGGCATTAGATAAGGCATTTGAGAGTGGTGAGAGGTTAAGGCAGGCGAGGGTTAAGGATAAGCAAGTGGCTGTGGGATATAGGACACCTGAGATAGATAATAGTGTCAGTGTTAGTAATCCATCCAGGCCAACCATTGCCAGTTATGATCCTAACAAGGAGTGGCATTTTCATATTAACGGCAAACCGCATAGATGGAATGAGAAATTGGAGCAATATGTGGAGGTTGTTAAAGTGGATGGGAAGTGGGTTGATAAGGAGAATGTTAACAAGCCTCCACTTAACTCGCTGACTATGGCCGAACAAGAGGATATAATGTCAGCCAGCGTTGAGATTGATGAGGAGACTGGCCAGATAGTTATGACTAGAGATACTAATAGTGATGACGGTAGTCAAGTGGATATTACTGATGCCACTGGGACTAGGCCTGCTACTCAAGAGGAAATTGATAGGATGATGGAGGCTGAGGTTGATAGTGTTAGCTGCGGTGAGTGTAGTGGGACAGGTAAGGTTGACAGTAATAATGGGGATATGATAGTTCAGATTGAATGTGTGAGTTGTGGAGGGACGGGATTGAGGCCGGAGATTGGATGGCCTGGGGGGTATGGAAGCGTATGCTAACAGATAGTGATATAGTAGGGGATGCCATTGGAAGGCATCCTGACTGTAAATATGGGCAGGTGGTAACAGGCATGAATACCATGTTTCAATTAACTAGAGTAGTTAGACTATGGCCTGATGAATACAGCTATAATGTAGGTAATAAGGCCAAGTATGAGGTAGAAGGCTATCCTTTTGAGGAGGATTAATTATGGCCCGTCGATTCCGAGTAACAGCTAACTTTCCAATTCTAGGTAGAGATTCCCATCAGTCAGTAATAGTAGAAGGCAGTAACTGGATGGTGGCTCTAGGGAAGGCCGCGAGGGAGCTTAAGAGGCTGCCGGTTATGCATAGGAGGCGGATAACAGCACTGTCAATGGTATTAGAGCAGACGGAAGGGCAGGGGATGACAGTTGAGCCAGTATCAGAGCAGACTGTCATGGCTCAATCAGAAGGTGATCCAGTTACAACCGTCAGTGATGATTATGAAGAAGCTAATGCTGAGGCTGAGGCTTTAATAGCAGATGGGCCGGAGATTGAGACTGAAGAAGGAGAGTAATGGTAATAGGCTCCCAAGATGGGCTATAGTAACTATAATTATCTTAATAGAGGTTATAGTTACTATGGGTTATATCTTAATAATGATAACTAAGGAGGGTTAATATGACAAGTAGAAAGAAGGTTGCTATCAGTAGAGCACTTGGGATTGTCAGGAAATACTTCCCTGAGGTTAATCGGGTGACTGATGCTAAAGCCGGGTTGACCATTGAGGTCACTAAGCATGATGACCATGTGGCCACTAGGAAGGCTCATAAGACTTGTGCGATGGCAGTAGCATGTAAGAGAAAGTTGAACTTAGATGGAGTTATCATCAGTGTTAAGACCGCTTATATGATTAAGGGCAGGAAGGCGATTAGGTTTGCTGTTCCTGAGCATGTCAGTAGAGAAGTGGTTAGTTTTGATAGAGGGGGAGGATTTGAGCCAGGGATGTATAAGTTGAATAAGCCGGATCGTCCTATTGGAGAAGGTCATTCAAGTGGAGGCGAGCATTCTAATCCTAATAGGCCTCATAAGTCTAAGGCCCATCTATTAACTAAGAATATTAGGACTGTATTAGGTAGTGAGGTGGAGTAGAGGATGACAACAGTAGCTAGAGTAGGCTGGAGGAGGCTGCTGTTTAGAACCATCAGATTCATCCAAAATAGGGATTACTGTGAGCTGTGTGATGGTAAGAAGGGCGTTAGAGGCAATGAGAATATAATAGGATCAACTACCCTTTGTGACTATTGCCATGCCATGTATATCCATCATACATTCAAGGGGGATGAAGGTGGATATTAATGACAGGTTCTATGATGAGACTTGTTACACCTGTGGGGCCACTATTAATTGGGATATGAAGGATAGACATAACGACTGGCATAACGAGCTAGAGAAGTTACGAGAAATAGTCTTAAGTCTGACTGTGTCTATAGCTAGGCTATCGGAAACGCCACCTTCCACATCTCCTTGAAGCTACTAGTCATCTCATAACACTTTCCAACTAGATTAGTGACCTCTCTAACAACTCCTAGAGCCATTAACTCCTCTATGTTCCACTTTAAAGTAGATGGATTAATTTGTATTAACTCTAATAGGCTATCAGCGGCTATCCCTTCATCAGGTGGAATGGCTGAGATTATCTTAGACCTAGTATATGGTATAGAGTCAATAGATAACCTCCTAGCGACATTAATGTCACTGTCGTTAATATAATCCCTTCTATGTAATATGGCATGGTATCTAACCATAGCCGGGAGTGACCTGCCAACCCTCCCAGTTCCTTCAGACTGAGGGATGTCTCTAATCTCACGATTACCATTAGCCTCCCTAGTAACCTGAGTCCTAAGGATGCAGGTGATCTCAGCCATGTTATCCAGCTGATTACCTTGGGACTCAGAAGGCTCCGGGATATGGCTATAGTTAATCCGAGGGCTGGTGAAGAAGTCAACCATATTAGCCTGCATGGTTGACCTGATGACTAGCTCATTACCTTGTTGGCCACGACTAGCCTTGGCCACAGAAGGCCCATGGAGCCTGTCCCACCTGACGTTAATAAATCTATCTCCCATATCTCTAGTGAATGACCAATATTTCTCGATGGCTGGGGTCACGGCTGCGATAACCGTTATCTTACCTGTCCATGGCTCAGCTGTTACGGCTCCGTTTTCAGGACTGGCATGGCCATCAAATATTAGCCGCATATGACCAGCGATCTCATGCCTAGACTCATCCCTAAGTGATAGTATACAAGTGAAGTCTGGAAAGGTGACGATGCCGCTGCCAACTCTAGCAGCTAGGCCAGCGTTTTTACTGCCAATATAGCCACTAAACCAAGTATGAGGGGTGAGAGTGGAGACCTCATGGACATTAGGGAGGTTAATGAGAGGGGTGAGGCCTAGGCTAGTCTTACCACTACCACTGGGGCCTATGAGAAATAACCAGATTGGTTGAGAGTTAGGGTCAAACTGGCCAGTGATGGCTGAAAGGATGATATCTAATGATTGGATATCAGGGCGGTAATGCCAGCGGTTTATATAGTCTACAGTGGACTGCCATTTTGCGGCCGAGATTAGCTCGGAAGGGCTGGGGGCTAGGGTAGGTGATGTTGTTAATGCCATTTATCTCCTATCCGCATATAGGGAAGTTAAAGGGGGCCAAACATGATTGCGGCATGATGGCCCCCTGTCGTAACCACGATGGCTACGAGGCTGACTATCAACTTTTTAGCTGCGGGACGATAACATAGTCGCGGATGGGAAGCAATAGAAATTTATTGGCAATTTGTCGATTTCTCTTGACAAGGTGGATGGGGCCATGCGATAACAGCAGCCCCGGAATGGTGGTGGATGATGATTGGTGAATTGACAGGGAAATATAGGTTCCTCTCAAACTTCTGGAGCTGCTTTATAAAACTAGATGGAGTTACTTATCCCTCAGTTGAGAATGCTTATCAGGCAGCTAAATGTGCTAATACTATAGATAGAGCTAAGTTTGTTGATTGTAAGGCCTCTGAAGCCAAGAGGATGGGGAAGTTAGTCAGCCTAAGGAAGGATTGGAACGAGATTAAGCTAGATATAATGTACGAGCTAGTTAAGCAGAAATTCGTGGCGGATTATGCCCTTAGAGGTAAGCTATTAGAGACAGGTTCCCAAGAGATTCAAGAGGGTAACTGGTGGGGAGATTGTTACTGGGGGACTGTTAATGGCATAGGGGAGAATCATCTAGGTAAGATATTAATGAGAGTTAGGGACGAGGTAGGATGACCAATAGATATTACATCGACCGTAGCCGAACTGAGACTAAGCAAACTTGTCCTAGACGAGGCTATTGGAACTACTACTATCATAATAGAGGAGTTGTGGCGGCTAGGGAGATTCCACCGGCATGGCCACTATTAACTGGGACATATATACATAATGGGATACAACAGATCATAGAGGGCTTAAGGAGAGGTGGATTACGAGGATCAGATGTAACTGGGGCTAGTCCAGCTGATGTAGCAGTAGGGGCTGGAAGTATTTATGTACATAACATTTCCCCCCTTTTTAATGACCTTGAAGAAGGCCCTGCTAAGGATATCCTATTACATAACCTAAAGGAACAGTCAGAGTTGACAACTGCTCTGATATATGGATGGTATAAGATTGTCTACCCTCAGTTTATCGCTAGTTATGAGCCGGTTGATATTGAACGTGAAGAAGAGATCACATTCCAGGTTGGCGAGAATGAGATCACTCTATTAACTAGAACTGACTGTTTATCTAAGGTTAGAGGCAGCGATAATTATGTTATCCATAACTGGAAGTCGGTTACGAGTGCCGATAAGGATTGGCTGGAGCAATGGAGATATGACCAGCAGACATTAACTGAGTATATAGCCGCTGAGAATAGGATTGGGAAGCAGATAATTGGGACTATCATAACTGGCCTAGTTAAGGGCCGTAAAAGTGAGTGGCCTGAGGATTCTGGTAATTGGAGCCATAATAATCCAATGATCTATTGTTGGATGAAGGATAATGGTGGCAGCATTGACTATCAAGCCAAATATAAGTGGAAATGTAATGGACCTCATCCTCTTGGCAGAGGGTCCAAAGAGTGCCCTGGTGGGCAGAATCATACAAGATCGGGTTACTATAAAGGCTCCGTGGCTGATAAGTTTCCCGGTGGAATTATCGCCTGGATCGACCATCTACTGGCATCAGAACCGGAAACATTATCGCCTTACTTTATCACATTGCCGCCTATTACACGCTCTGACTGGGAGATAGAGAGATGGAAGCGGCAGACATTAGCCAGAGAAATAGAGGATGTTGATAGGGCTAGGGAGATAGAGAGGCTGATAACGATTGAGCCTGATACGGCTGCTATACTATTAGATCATTATTTCCCTATGCGGTCGGGGCATGGAAATTGCATCCGGGGAGGAAGGTGCCCGTATTTAGATGGTTGTTGGGGGTCGGCGGATTTCGATGATAATAGTAAGTTTAAGCCTCGTGAAGCCAATCATCCTAGAGAGGCTGAACAATGGAGCACTGTCAATGCCTAGATCATGGAAGGTTGAGATAATCATAGAGGACACTTACCAAGGCGATAACGTTAAACTAGCCTATGACGCGCAATCACTAGCTATTGACATCAGACAGTCTATAGATAAGTATAACTATGGGCTGGAGGTTAGGGAGATTAGATGTGGACTGATGACAGTTGCCAATGAGAGTTAATGATGGCTGACCAAGTTCCATTCCATGAGACTAAGCAGGTAATGGGAGTAACGGAGGCATGTCGATACAATGACCATACGTTATGTAATGGCGCAGGTGGTAGATGCCGTTGTGATTGTCATGGTATGGCTAGCATTATGGCTACACAAGAGGGGCCTGTTATGCAAGCCCCTAAATTCCACTCTAGATTATCTGATACGCCACCTGATAAGTATTGCCCTGTTTGTAAAGTCCAAAGGCCTTCCGAGGAAAACTTTTGCCGAGCGGATGGGACTAAGTTATCATCGCTAAGGTGTCCTGAATGTGGTACTCCTGGAGAACAGACTGACTTATTTTGCGCATACTGTGGCTGCTCAATGAAGGCGGACCAACAGCTAGAGGATGCTGCTATAGGAAGCCAGGTTACTGAGGATCAGCTTGAGATTTCCGTTAGCGATGTAGAAGATATGGCAGCTAAGGTAGCTGAGGCCAATATGAGAGCTGCGATGGCAACTAAGGTTAAGACAGTTCCAGCGCCGCCTAAGATAAGTATAGGGATGTACAAGTGACAGCCATCACTATAACTGTCAATGATGCCGCTAAGGAGCTAGATGTCAGAGTCGATGAGGTTTATAGGCTCATTAGATCAGGTAGACTTGTGGCTACTAAGGTTAAGAATAAACTACTGATAGATTATGACAGTTTACTTAAGCATATAGCTAAGAGGGATAATGGCAGAGGATAATGACAGTAACTATAAGACCATAACTAGGATAATAGAGATGCACGGTAGCCAGGAGTGGTTAGAGGCTGTATTAGCTAACAGTAGAATCCCTATCCAAGGCGTCAGACAGTTTCAGAGGGGCATGTATATTAAAAGTGGAATAGTTATATATCAAAGTGAGATGGTTAATGAGATTGAGGCTGATGAGCAGCCAGTTAAGACTGTACAGTTTAAACGACCGGGGGAATAGACAATGGACCTGCCAGTGACTGATAATGGAGTCAGGCCAGCCGGAGAGCAAGATAAGTGTTTCTATTGTGGCTGGAAGGTAAGCGGATTTGGCAACTACCACGCTCCTGATTGTGTTATAGTCAGGAGGTCGGTTGTCCTTAGGATGGCCATAGATTATGTTGTTGAGGTACCTAAATTTTGGACTGAAGATGATATTACATTCTTCTATAATGACAGCAGCCATTGTGCTGATAATGAATTTAATCAGATAGCTGAAGAGATTGAAGGTGGCTTACATTGCCTATGTCACAGGTCTACCAATACTTATCTAAGGGAAGCTACTGATAAGGATCACGAGACATTAAATTGGAAGGGACCGAGGGGATAATAATGGCATTGACTAGAATAAGGCCTAAAAGTGACCTCATCTACGGAGCTAGTGGCGTTAGAAAGACCAGTAACATCGGCCTCATAGCCATGTACGTATGGCATAAGTATCATAAGAAAACTAGAATGATAACTCTAGACGGTGGTGGTTATGACCCTCTATTATCACTAGTTGAAGAAGGGATTATCCAACCATGGGTATTAATAGCTAGGCCTAAATTAACTACTAATGTCATTGATCTAGCCATGCAGGGATATTGGCCAAAGGATATAGATGATCCGGCTAGTCCACTTGTCAGCCCAACATTAGCTACCTGGGAAGAGATTGGATTCTATGCCATAGAAGGGTTGACCAGCATGGGTGATAGTTTCATCAGGATACTTAAGAGGGATAAAGCCAGCCTATCTCAAGACCCATCATATACCTATAGTGAAGAAGCTATAGAGGTTGACGGTAAGAAGAGGGTGATTAGTTACAGCGGTGGGAACATGACATATTTTGGCTTTGCCCAAGATCAACTATACGATTTCGTAATGAAAACTCACGTGCTGCCATGCGAGAAAGTGTTATGGACGGCTCTAGAAGGAAAGGGTGAAGAAGAAGGGACTAGGGCACCAGTTTATGGACCTGCTATTGTTGGCCGCAAATCAACAGGCAAGGCCACACAGTGGTTTGGCAACAGTGTCCATATAGAACAACTGGTCACTGAGGAGGAGGATGTTAAGCACAAGGGCCAGTTGAATATAGTCGAGCGGCCTGTCATGTATACTAGAACTCACGCTGGTAAGGATAAGATTCCATTCCCTTGTAAGACTAGGGCACCGTTTCAACTGGCTGAGAAGATGCCAACAACTTTCGATCCACCGGATATGGCCGCATTATATAGAAAGTTAGATGAGCTAAATGAGCAAGCTTTGGCTGAAGTTAAGAGAGTTAATGTTAGTGTCAGTCAGCCAGGGGCCAATGGAGGGTTAACTACTGCCCGTGAGACAGTAGTTGCAGGTGACTCGCCTGGGCTACCTCCTGAGGCCCCTGTCCAATCGCAAGCGACAGTAGCTACAGTTCCACATACGGCTCATACGTTTATTCCACCTAAGATATCTATAAAAGTTTCCAAGCCTCAATAAACTATTTCAAAGGAGAATGATAGAGATGCCAGATTTGTCAGAACTTAATCTAAACGAAGAAAGTACGCCGTCCGTTGACTGGGATGCCCCTGAAGCTGGTAGTACGCCACCAGCTATAGGGGTAGGTACATATCTATTCGCGTTTCACATGCCTAAGGAAACAAAAGACTGGTTCGACGCACAAGAGGTTGAGGTGGTTAAAGGCCAGCCTAAGAGGAAGTTTCTTAAGATTAACTATGAGGCCCAGGCTATTGGCGACAAGGATGGCAACTTATTCGCGGCTCCAGAGGATGGCAGTGAGTTGCCAACGCTAAAATTTCAGAATGCCAGCTTCTTTAAGACTGAGAAGATGTTAATTAGCTTTGGTGGGGAGTTACTGAGAGCATTAGGCCTCAGGATAACTGGGGCCTTAACTCCAGAGGCTATTAAGGAAGCTCTATCAACTGTAGATGGTAGGGTTAACTTTACGGGAGAAGTTAAATGGGAGGCATACTTTAAGAGTGATGGGACTAGATTCAGCACGGCCCCCAATAAGAAAAAGGGTGACCTCCAGTGGCCTAAAGATCAAGAGGGTAAGTTTACACTGACAGTTGAGAATCCGACGACTGGGCAGAAGGCGTTTGGGAGAGCAATAATCACTAGAGTTAAGGCTGTATCTAATGGACAGTAGTTATCATCAATGAGGCCCCCTCTTCTGGCAACCACGATGACTGGCTATCAACATTAACCATGATAACCATAGACTATCATAACAGGGTGATTGTTATGGATAGCCGAAAGGCACAGTTTATTGTCAACCTGGGGGAATGGGGCCTCACCATTAACTAATAGAGGTTGACAGGCATTAACAATAATGTTAACAGTAACATTAACAAGGATGGTAATTAAATACAGTAATATGCT